ATGCCAAGCATCCAAAAGACCGCAAAAGGCTACCGCGCTCAGATCAAACTAGCCGGGGTGCGTGAGAGCGACACCTTTCCGACACGTCGTGAGGCGGTCGAATGGGCTGCGAAACGTGAGGCGGAGATCCGCGATCACGCTACGAAACCTGCCGGCGACCTGCATTCGCTTCGGCAAGCGTTGCGAAAATACAGCGATGAAGTGTCTCCCCACCGTAAGGGCGAGAGGTGGGAGCAGGTGCGCCTCGCGGCGTTCGAGAGCTATCTTCTGCCCCTGGACCTGCCGATTTCCAAGGTGACGGCCCAGCACGTGGCTGCATTCCGAGATGCTCGGTCGAAGAAAATCGGTCCGTCTTCCGTGCTTCGTGAGCTCAGCCTGCTAGCGTCCGTGTTTGAGGCGGCTCGTCTCGAATGGGAGTGGGTCGACGTCAACCCGTGCCGAGGGATCCGCAAGCCCTCGAAGGGAAAGCACCGCGATCGCGTCATCAGTATGTCGGAAGTGCGCGCGATGTTGCGCACAATGGGCTACAGCCGGCGCGGGCGAGTGGCGAGTACGGGCCAGGCCGTGGCCAACTGCATGCTGTTGGCACTGCGTACGGGCATGCGGGCTGGCGAGCTATGCGGGCTGACCTGGGCAAACGTGCATGATCAGCATGCTCATTTGCCTGACACGAAAAGCGATCGCCCGCGCAATGTGCCTTTGTCGACCCGAGCTTTAGCCATTCTGGCGCGGATGAGGGGGTGGGATGATGAGTTGGTGTTGGGTATCAGCTCTGCGTCTCTAGATGCGCTGTTCCGGAAGTACCGCAAACGAGCCGAGCTAGACGGCTTCACTTTCCATGACACCCGGCATACTGCGGCGACGATGATCTCCAAGAAGATCGACGTCCTCGACCTCTGCAAAATGTTCGGATGGACCGATCCGAAGATGGCCATGGTTTACTACAACCCTCACGCCTCAAGCATCGCCGATCGGTTGGGGTAACGTAATCCTTCTCACCTGTGAAGGTATCTATGATCTCCGAGTTGGATCTTGGCAAGTTGGACTTGCACTACAAGACGTTCTTACGTGCGGCCGAAACCGACGATGAGTTGGGAACCGTTCTTCGCCTGCATCTGCTGATCGAGACGTATTTAGAGGTTGCGCGCGATGTGCTGCTGCAGCCGGACGTAAAGCGATTCGCTTCCGAGCCGCGCAACTTCGGGGACAAGCTTGGGTACGCTGCAGTTGCCGGGCTGCCTGTCCCGTTGGCGGCTGTGATGCATCACATCGGCAAGATGCGCAATAAGCTGGCGCATCGAGATGAGAGCGGCATCGACGCGGGCGATATGAAACAGCTCGCCCGCCTCGTCAATCTACTGCAGCCGCTCACACCCGATACGGAAGAGTGGAAGCCCATCGAAAAAGGCTACCTCGAACTGCCTCAAAAATTCCCAGGGAAGCGATGGCTTTTTGGAGGCGGCGACCTGCGCGCGGATTTTGTTATGTGCTTCGGGAAGTTGTGGTACGTTGCGATGGCTTGGCTTATCGTTCGAGCGGCAACTACCTCAGGGAAAGGTAGCGCCTGATTTCGGCGCCTGTAATGCGCCCATCGATGCAGCGGATCTTGCCCTCACAGATCCGCTTTTTCAGAGTGTTGTAGCTCATCCCCAGGCGCGCGCAGGCGTCCTTAAGGTGGTACAGGGTCAGCTCCTCAAACGCCGTGTGCGCGCCGCGTCGAGCGGCCTCCTCGAGCAGCTCGCGCAGCTGGTCCTCGTGCATCGTGACCATTCTTAACCCCGTAGCTTCAGGCGGCTATTGCGCTGGATCGCATCAATCGCGTCCAGCAAGCCATCAACCAGCCGCTGCATGCTTTTCACTTCAAGGCGCGCAGAGGCGTATACGCCGGCGTCGATGGCGGCGATTGACAAGTGCGCAGCGACATCTCGCGGCCCATGCTCAAGCTTGAGCATGGCGTCGTGCCCGGCAGGATGGGTAAACGGGATCGACACATCGGTCGCCTTAATCATGGGTCTGCTCCTGTGCCGGCGGGGCAACGGCCGAGCCTGCCGGGGCCCTGGCCTCCTCGACGCTCGGGGCTGCGCCGCCGGCTGCCTGCGGCAGCGTGTTGGCCTTGCGCGTGCGCTTAGCCGGCTTCTTCGCAGGGGTGGCCGCTTCCTCGCCCACGCTGGCGGCTGTGGCAGGGCTGGCGTCCGTCTGCTCGCCGACCAGGGCCGTTGCTGCATCAGCGGTGGCCTGTGCTGGCGCGGCCTTTTTCGAGCGAGCGGCCGTCTTCTTTGGCTCGGGCCTGGTGGTCGGCGTAGACGCTGCAGCTTCGGCCTGGTCCTGCTTGCCGATAGTGGCCGTCTTCTTGGCGGTTTCTTTGTCGATCTTCTGCGCCTTCGGCTTTGCCTTTTCCCGAGCTTCGGCGCGGAGCGCCTTCTTGGCGGCGCTGGGATCAACGCCGTAACGCTCCGCCGTCGCGATGAGGTACGTCGGCTCGTTGGTCGAGTAAGAATTGACCGCCAATTCAGGCGCGATCGCGATCTCCATGAGCAGCAGGGCCAGCTGGCCGGCAGAGAGCCCGTCGATTCCGGCTCGGACCTCGTCGTGGTTCTTGGGGTCCCATCCCCAAAGGCGGCATACAGTCGGTCTGAGATCGTTCCACAGCCGCGCCATGGAAGCTTGCGCGATCATGAGCAGATCTTCGTGCTTGAGTGTCTCCCCCGCGCTGATGCGCTCCGATACTGCAGCGTGGATGCTTTCGAGCGTCCCCCGGCGCGAATCGCGCTCGAGCTTGCTCTTGGCTTCCTCTTTCTTCATCCGTTCCCGGTGTGCGTCTTGGCTGGACTTGATGCCCTTGTCTGCCAGCGCCTTGATAATCGCCTTCTCCGGAACCATAGCGATCAGCTCGCCGCTGTGCGGATTCTCGACCATCACGGTGGGGGGCATATCGTCGCCGAGGACCTCGGCATAGGACTTTCCGCCCGTGCTGTGCTCCCAAGAGCTCGCATCGGGCTTGACGTAGCCGCGAGGGTACGAATGCTCGCCCGGGAAAATCTTCTCCGCTTCCTTGCCCTGGATGACCTTTTGCCCGGCCTGCTTGGCGGCTTCAGCCAGCTTGGCGACGTGGGCCTGCTTCTTTTGGTCGAAGCACGAAGGGTCCGTGCAGACGTCTGCACTCTCTACATCCGAGAACAGTTCCGGTTGCGCTCCGGTGCGCTTGACGCAGCTGGTGCAGGAGCCGGCCGTGGGGAGCAGGTCGGCTTGGGCGATCGGGAACGCTGCGCGCTTGAGCTCGAGCATGTAGGTTTCTTGAATGTGCTCTGCAGCTTGACGTGCGGACATGGGGCCGTCAGTCCGAGAGTAGTAATCCTCGGCTTCACCGGTGACGACCTCATGAAGCGCCTTGAGCTGCAACTCCCGAACCGGGATGCGGGCGACCAGCAGCGCGACGGAGGCGGTGAGCTTATCCTCGTAGAACGCCGTACGCGCCTCGGGTTGTAGGTCGCACAGTTTGAGGCGGGCGTAGATATAGGCGCGGGACTTCTTGAGGCGCAGCGCCATTTCATTCACGCCGTACTCGGCGTTGTCCTTGTTCGCCGCGAGCAGGGCCTCGTAGCTCTCCGCCTCTTCAATCGGGTGCAGGTCCTGCCGCTGCAGGTTTTCGATCACCTGCAGTTCAAGCATTTCGAGGTCGTCGACGGCGATGATACGGACCGGAACCTGTGCCAGCTTCGCAATCCCAGCTGCGCGCCAGCGCCGCTCCCCCGCGATCAGTTCCAGCTTGCCGGGTTCGGTGGGGTGGGCGCGGCAGAGGATCGGCTGCAAGATCCCGTGCTTGCGGAGGCTGCCTGCGAGCTCCTGCAGGGCCTCTTGATCGAAGCGCTTACGCGGATTGGTCTTGGACGGAATGACGTTATCGCGCGAATACACTGCTTCCACGTACTCGCGGGGCGAATCCCCGGTGACTTCCCTTTCTGCGGATTGCGTCGTCTTGACGCCAACATCGGCGTTGGTTTCAGTGGTCATGGCGTGTCCTAGGCTTGGTGGTTATCCGGCGCGGTGCCGGCATAGACGATGCGGGCGAGGCCTTCGGTTTCGGCTTCGAGGCGCTGCAGCTGCTGGGCGAGCTCGTCGCGATCATGGGCGGCGGTGCCGGAGCGGAGCGCGAGCGTCTGCAGCGAGGCGAGAAAGGCGCGGGCAGCGGAGATTTGACGCTTGGCCTGGCCCCGGAGCTCGTTCGGGCGGGCGGTCATTGGAATACCCCGCCCGCGTTGGGATTGAGCTGGGCGCGCATGGCGGGCACGTACTCGGCGGGAATCTTGATCGTGTGGCCGTCAACCATGATGAGAAATTCACCGGTATTCAGCAGGCCGAACGCCGGGGCCGGGATCTCGGAAAGTCGCTGAGCATCCTGCTGCGCCCGTGCGCGAGGGGCGGGCAACGGTTTGGGCTGGGGCAGAGCGGCGTCATGCCGTGGCGGGCGCATGTGCGCATCCGCCAGATCATTCATGGAGGTGGGCTGGGCCGGGGTGCGCGCGGCCGAGGGGGCTTCGGCCTGGACAAGCGAGTGCCCGAAGTCGGTGAGGCTGTATGCCGCCAGCCCATCGATTTCACCGTCGGTCTTGAGCTTCTTGCTCGTGCGCATGAAGCTTACAAGCTGCGTCGCCTTCTTGGTGTCGCAGCTGATCTGCGCGGCCAGTTGTCGGGTGTTAAGGCGCCCGCGCTGGGCCAGCGCCTGCAGAATCTTTTCGGAGTACGAGGTCGTCATGTTCGGTCCTGATCTAATCGTCATTGGCGGCAATGGAGCGCCAGTCGGCCTTTCCGACGTAGCGCCTGAGCCGCTCCTTGATGGGCGAGGCACGGCGGCGTGCCAACGATTCCGCCGTGTTGGTTAGGGCGATCGCAAGGGCGGGAATAGACATGGCCGTCTCGAGGTCGAGCGTGCAGCGCGCCTCACGGAGTGCGAGGAGTAAGTCTTCCCGGGTCGGTTGCGATCGCATGGGGTCACCTGCGTGCGACGTATTTGCTGCCGCCGGGCGGCTCCCACGCGTCGAGGTAGGGCACGTCCGGGACCGCTTGAACGAGCGATTCACCGTCGGGATTGGTGAACACGCAGGCGTAATAGCCCGAGCTGGGCTCACGGAATAGCTTGCCGCGCGGCTCGCACGCGCGGGCGATCATGCGCTCGCGCCTTTCGTCGTCCGCCTTGAGCATGCGATCGTCATTGGTGACGATGATTTGCGCCCATGAGAACAGCGATGCCACGGCCATGACGACCGCGGCTGCGGCGGCGGAGAGGCAAACGGTTGCTTTGAACTTGGTACCCATGGCTCACCCCCTCCTGTATTCGTTCACTGCCGCCCACGTGCGGCGGAGCAGGAAGCGGGTTTCGTGATGCGCGCCGAGGGCTGCGCACTCGATATCGCGCAGATTGGCGAACGGGAGGACGCGCGCAGCGAAGTCCACCAGAGCAGACAGGTAGGCCTGCGTTTCGGACTCGCGGAAGGCGTGGGGGATGCTGCCGGCCAGGCGGCAGGCGAGGCAATGGCTTCGAACTACGTGGCAGTACGAGCGGATCTCGTCGGCGAATGCATCTGCCAGCCAGTCGGCAGAGATCGCCACGTCAGGGGCGTTAAAGGGGTTCACGCTGGGGCTCCGTTGTAAGGGACAACGGCGCGAGTATAGAAAACCTATCCTTTTTCAGTCAAGGAAATCTATACCTTTTGGGCGTAGGCGTGTTCGCGGCGGTTCTGACGCGGGACTTTTTGCAGGGTTTTGACGAAGTCGGTCGTCTACGGATACATGCAGGACAAATGAACGGCGGCCAAAAGGCGCGCCGTGGAAGACGTTGCCGATGCGGCGGACTCTAGCGACCGTGGGTTCCGGTCGGGAGAGGGTCCCCGTCGCTTTTGTCGCGCTTGCTCTCCCATTCTCGGACTACGACCTCGACCATCGCCTCCGCGCGGATGAGCTCTTCGGTCGGCAGACTGTGCAGCTGCGTCGCGGTAATTCTACGGAACGGCCAATCGGCGATGCCCATAGACAGCCCAGGTAGCGGGAGCTGCCAGCCGGCACGTTCGGCAATTTTGAGCATTTGGGAGTAGCTGGGCTCGTGGCGGTTGTTCTCCCACGCGCTCACGTTGCCTTTAGTGACGCCGAGGGACTCGCCCAACTGTTCTTGATTGATGCCTGCAGCCTTGCGCGCAGCGCGGATCCATTCGCCGATGTTCATGAGGCCAGTGTATGGAATCCCTATACCTGGGAGGGCTAGAGTTTCTTGACCTATAAAGTCTAGAGAATCTATACTTCGCGGCATTATGGATACCTCCTCTATTCATCCTCTCGACCGCGCGGCACAGATTTTCGGTTCGGCCCAAGGGCTGGCAACCGAGCTTGGCGTGTCGAAAGGGGCATTGCACCAATGGAAGCTCGATGGGCGGGGAGTGCCCGCGAAGCATTGCCCAACGATCGAGCGCTTGACAGGTGTCCGCTGCGAGGAGCTTTGCCCCGACGTTGAGTGGTGGGTGCTACGCCGCGTGATTGCAGGCAATAGGGGGCAGCTTGATCTATTGCATTGAGGGCTTATCAGTGCGTCACCGGCGGATTTGCCTCGTCGTACCGAAAGCACAGCTGCTCGAACACGGCTGCCACAACCTGCGGAGCTCCCGTGCCTGTCTCCTCGAGCGCGATGCGCTGCGCGAGCCGAAGGCGATTGCGCAGTTGCCGCTCAATGGCGCTGTAGACGATCCCCGGTTCGGTGCCGTCCAAGTTATCCATGCCCTTAGAACTCACAGCGCTTCTCCTTCGCTTTCGTTAAGCCAGTGGAAGGAAGCGTACGCCGGGATCTCCGCAATGCATACGAGAAAAAAGGTTGATTTTCGGGTGATGCCGTGGGCTGGACAGCCGGGCTCACCCGGGCAAATCGGAGACGGGAGGCAGCCATGACTAAGCGACACAGCAACGGCCATTGGCGCGGGGCCCTGTATAACGCGCTGCGGCGTGCGTCGGATGGCGTGCAGGGTTTCTGCGTGTGGGCAGCGGGCAATCGTGACCGAAAGATCGCCGCCAAGACCCTTTACAAGCGACTCGACGGGACCGCTCCAAATGAGCGCATGTCAATTGAAGACGCTGAGCTGATTACTGAATACTTGCTCCGGGATCGCGCCGCCGATGAATATGCGCTGGACTGGCTGAAAGCGCTCTGCGCGCGATTCGGCCTGGTCGCCATCGAGCTTGACGCGCCGCCGACCGGCGGGCGCTGGCCTTGCGAGATAACTGCCATCGTCCAGAAGGGATTCGAGCTGACCCAGCAAGGTGGGCTCATATCTGGCGCTTTAGCGCGGGCGATACAGGATCGCCGGATCGCTCCACGCGAGGCCGACGAGATTACTGAGATCGCGTACGCAGAGGTGCAGCTGCTGCTGCGGCTGGTGCGAAACGTACAGCGTGCAGCAGATCAAGGCGTGACCGTGCGAGTCGCGGAAGGCAGAGACGATGAGTAGTCGGCTTGCCTCGGCCAAGTGGGGCTTCCATGGCTAGGCCAATTGGACCCCTTGCGCGCCGCATCCTGGCGCGGCTGGCTGCACACCCGTCTACTGCGGCACAACTCGCCGACGCGTTCAAGTTGCCGGTACGAGAGGTGGTCGTGTCCTGCTACAAGCTGCGCGTGGCCGGCCGCATCTTCGTGACCTCGACAGTCCGCGAGGGCGGATCGTGGCGACCCGTCGCGGTGTACTCCACGCAACCACCTCGGCCATGGGTGCCGTCGATCGTGCTGCATCACAGGACAGGTACGAGCTGATGGCACGCGATCTCTTAGGTCGGGCGCCAGTCCAGGCTCAGTCCCCGCGTCGACCGGCTCAGCAAGAGACCCGGGAGCGAGCGCACGTGCGAGACCCTCCTGCGCTCGGACGCGGACCGCCAGGTCCGGCCGAGTACTTCCAATGCGGAACGCGTAACTACAGCCGTGATGAGCTCAAGCGCCTCGTCGACTTCGAAGGCGCATGCCGGCGGATGCCTGACGACGATCTGATCATCGTTGTCGAGACGACCGACGGCCGCTCGCATGCCTACCTAATTGCGCTTCCGCGCAACCACCCGTCAAGACTGGACGCCACTGGGCGCCCGGATCCCGCTCGCCAGCCCTTCTGGCGGCATGGAGAGGTCATGCATATCAAAAAGCAAAGTCAGCCGCCTTAACCGGCCGCAGCCGAGGGACGAAGAGGCTGAATACGCGGTTATCCCTCGGTGTAGTGCCCCAAACCGATCCCAAGGGGCAGCGTGGGTGCGAAAGGCTAGAGCGCGGGTAGGAGTGCCTGTACGGGCGCTGACAGTCTGGCCGAGTCCTGGGGCGTACATCCGCCAGGACGCCCTGATGCATACCGTCGGCTCCGGCGAGGCAAATGCAAGGGTGGGCATTGCTCCTGTTATCCACAGGCGGGTAGGGGGAGCTCTGCCCATTCGCACCCATCTCACCAACGAAGCAATGATCGAAACCTCTCACCTGCTGAGATATCACATGACAGCATTTACTCTGAGCATGCAAGAAAATTCCGCGAGCGCGGGCCGAAAATCCACGGCGGAAGGCCCGGACTTCGCAGCGTTCTGGTCTGTTTGGCCGAGGAAGGTCTCCAAGAAGGATGCGGAGCGGGCATGGTCCAAGCTGAAGGCGCGACACCGGCAAGCAGCTATCGCGGCCGTGCCGAAGCATGTGCAGTTCTGGAACGCGACGAGAGCCGCTGCCCAGTACATTCCGCACGCGGCGACATGGCTAAACGGCGCGCGGTGGGAGGATGAGATCGAGATTCCCGCCGCCCGGACAACGCCACAGCCGGCGCGAGGGCCGGCGTGGTGGACTTCACACGCGCTGATGGACCAGAAGGGGCGTGAGGTCGGCATAGGGTCGGCGCGACCGGGAGAGTCTGCGGAGCAGTACCGCGCGCGGATACAGCAGGCTCTCGTCGAGCGCGAGCGATATGGCGGTCAATCATGAGCAGCCTGCAGCGTATTCGTTGGGTTCGTGAGCGCCTCGATCGGTGGGGTGCATGGCAACTCGTCGGCACGTCCCGGACTGGAGCCTCAGTGCTGGGCCGGTTGTCCGACGCGGCGGCGAAAGGAGGGCGCAAACGCTCCACGGTTCCGTTTGACGATATCGAATGCGGTCTGACGGATCGTGCGGTCGCTCAGTTGCCGAAGGAACTGAAGTCCGCCGTCTCGACCTGGCACACGGAGGAGGGGACGCTCGAGGGTATTGCCGAGCTGCTCGGCGTGTCGAAGATCACACTGCAACGGCGGCTCGCTCACGCGGACCGTCGCATCGAGGAGTGGTTCAGGGCGCGCAAAGCGCATGCGGAGCGCGTGGCCGTAACAATTGGAATTAGGTGATGTAGCCGAGCCCCTCCTAGAATTCGCTACATTCCTGCGGAGCTCGCGTCAAAAGCGCTCCACCATCAAGGCCCGGCCCTCACGCCGGGCCTTTTCTTTTGGTGCTTCCATGCCTGTAGCTCGTCCTCGTCCTTGCCTGCATCCGGGGTGTGCAGCGCTCGTTCGCGGCGGCGGCTACTGCGAGCGGCATGCGCCAGCCCAGCAGGAAGCCGCCCGCGAAAAAGATCGCGAGCGCGGAAGCGCCGCCAGCCGGGGGTACGGTCATCGCTGGGCGAAGACCAGCCAGGGCTTTCTGCGAAACAACCCGTTGTGTTGTGAATGCTCTGCACGGGGCCGGGTGACTGCAGCAGAAGTTACTGACCACATCGTGCCGCACCGGCTGGCGGAGGCGCTGGCGTCCGAGGATGCCGAGCGCATCTTCGCGGCCCGCGCTTTGTTTTGGGACCGCAGCAACTGGCAGCCGCTCTGCTGGCGTTGCCACTCGCGCAAGACTGCGCGAGAAGACGGCGCGTTTGGCAACCGGCGGCGGGGCGGGCCTGCGAATTCGATGCACACGTCTGCACGGGGCGACCCGGGAGGGGTAGGGGGGGCGAAAGTCACGGCAAAACGCGCCGGGACCGAGCGCCCAGCTGCATTTTTATGGGAAAGGTTCGGAAAAGGGGGGGAGGGGTGAAATAGCAGCCCCTCTGACGCATCGAAAGCACAGTAAACGCTTCGCGTGATCCCTCATCAACATTTGGAGTCACGATGGATCAGAAAAAGCCTCCCCTGGGGGTCATTCATGGCGGGGGTGGGTCCGAGGCATGGCGCTCGCCGAGATTCGGCGTTGACCTGCCGACGCCACCTCCTTCGATCAAAGTCGATGCCGAATGGCGGCGCATCTACCTCTGGTTGTGTGACCAGCTGATCGCCAGCAAACGCGACATCACTGCAGCGGGCATGCAGCTCACGTTGCTGGTCGAGTGCATTCGCGCATGGGTGTCGGACCGCGCGCTGTGTGAAAAGGAAGGCCGTTACGCGATCTCCGAAAACGGAAATCGCTACGAGCTGCCGCACAGCTACAACGAGCGTAAGAACGCCGAACAACTTAAACGGGATCTGCCTGAAGCATGTATGACGGTAATGTCTCAAGTCGAGGCGCGGCTCAAGGAGAGCAAGATCGGGGAGGGCGGCCAGGACGATCTGTTCGGCGATCTCGTCGAGCACGGCCGAAGCCGCCCAAGCGCCGCCTGAAGCTCATTCCTCCCGAGGAATCCTGGGAGACCTGGGACCGCGAGTACGGCGTGCCAGTCCTGCGCGGCGAGCTGGTGGTGGGTGAGCTGGTGATGCTGTCCGTCGAGCGGCACTACCGGGATTTGCAGACGTCTGCAAAACGCGGCTTGTACTTCAGTGCCGCGCACGGTTGGCATATGATCGAGTACATCGAAAAGTATTTCGTTCATGTGAAGGGGCGGCTCGCAGGCCAGCCCATCCTGCTGGACCCGTGGCAGAAGTTCTGGACTGCCGTGCTGTACGGTTGGCGCAGGACCGGAACCGGGCGTCGGCGATTCACCCGCGCCTATGAGGAAGTCGCACGCAAGAACGGCAAGTCGACATGGAAGGCACCGCAGGGTGCCTACCTATTCATGATGGATGGGGAGCCAGGCGCGGAGGTTTACGCTGTGGCGACGACGCGAGAACAGGCCATGACGGTATTTCGGCCTGCCTTCGAAAACTTCCGGCGTTGGGCGAGGAAGTCGGCGGGCGTGAAACGCTCGTTCCGAATCTTCGAGGGGCAAAACCAAGAGCGCATCGAAGCGGGCGCGTCCGTTTTCAAGCCAATAGCCAGCAACGCAGACGCCCAGGACGGCTTTAACCCTTCAGCGGTGCTGTACGACGAGCTGCACGCGCAGCGATCGCGGGAGCAGTGGGATGTGCTCGAGTCGGGGTTCGGTGCGCGCGAGCAGCCGTTGCTTTCGGCAATCACCACGGCGGGCTTCATCCTTGACGGCATCTGTACGGAGGTGCGTTCGTACCTTATCTCGGTGCTTCGAGGCGAGCGGGAGGATGACAGCTTTTTCGGCTATGTCTACACGCTTGATTCCGGTGACGACCCATTTGACGAGGAGGTGTGGGTAAAGGCGAATCCTGGCCTGGGTCGGTCAAAGGCGATTGACTATATGCGGGACATGGCGCGCAAGGCGAAGGCGCTGCCATCGGCGCTGGCCAACTTCAAAACGAAGGACCTGAACCTCTGGTGCAACGACGCCGAGGGCTGGCTCGACCTGACCCAGTGGGACCGAGGCGCTGCCGCTGTGACGATTGAGCAACTGCGGGGCCGGAGGTGCTTCGGTGGTCTGGATCTTTCATCCACGCGAGACCTCACGTCGTTCGCTTTGGTGTTCCCGCCGACTGACGATGACCCGCGCTGGTACGTGCTGGTGTGGACGTACTGCCCGAGGTCCAAGGTCGAGGAGCAGTCCAAAGCCGACGCCGCGCCTTACGGAAAATGGGAGGCGGGCGGCTCGCTGGTGGTGACAGAGGGCGAAGTCGTCGATTACCGACCCATGCAGGAGCAGGTGTTGTGGGCGGCGCAGACCTTTGACCTGGCCGAGCTGGCATACGACACGTGGAACTCGACGCACCTGACCAATGAACTTGCGGATGAGGGGGTCAACTTAGTTGAGGTGCCGCAGAACACGCACGGAATGTATCCCGGGTCCAAGAAGCTCGAGGAGTTGGTGTACAGCGGGCGTCTGATCCACGGGGGCAATCCGGTGCTGCGGTGGGCGGCGGGCAACGTCGCCCTCCTCTACGACTCCAACGGCAACTTTCGTCCAGATAAGAAGCGGTCCAAACAGAAAGGCCGGATCGACCCGATCGTTGCGGTCGTCATGGCTCTATCACGCGCGAGTGCGCACAACCAGCAGGACCTGTCTGACTTCCTGCGCAACCCGATCGTGTTCTGATGAAAATCTCAATGAAGGCCGCCGCATCTTGGTTGGGGAGGGTAATAAGCCTTCGCCAGCCAGGATTCTGGCGTTACTACGCGTCCACGACGAACTATTCAGGCAAGAGCGTATCTGCCCAGACGGCGCTGCAGCTCGATGTTGTCTGGGCCTGCGTGAAGCTGATCTCGCAACTGGTGGCGACGCTTCCGTTATCGGTGTATGAGAAGAAGGAGGGCCGACGGCGAAGCGCGAGCGAGCATTGGCTGCACAAGGTCATAGCGGCAGCGCCGAATGCCGACATGACGGCGGCGGATTTCTGGGAATCGCTGCTGACGTCCATTCTGCTTTGGGGAAATGCGTACGCGCTGATCGTGCGCAATGGCGTCGGAAAGATCATCGCCCTCGAGCCGTTGCGGCCGGAGCGCATGGCACCGAAGCTGCAGCGCGACGGGTCGATGCTATTCGTCTACGTCGATCAGAATGGTCATCGGTTTGAATACAGCGAGCTCGAGATCCTGCACCTGAAGGGCTTCACCCTTGACGGCCGGATGGGGCTGTCTCCGATCTCTTACGCGCGTCACACGCTGGGCGCGGCAATGGCGCAGGAGGAAACGGCCGCCACCATATTCAAAAACGGTTTGCGCCCATCCGGCTATGTGACCACGGACCAGGTTCTCACCAAGTCGAATCGCGAGGAGGTGCGTGAGAGCGTCGTCACTCAGGTCGCCAGCGGTTCGGAGTCGGGGCGAACGCTCGTGCTTGAGGCCGGTATGAAGTACGCGCCGGTCGCGATGAACCCGGAGGACGCTCAGCTCTTGCAGAGCCGGGCTTTCTCCATTGAGCAGTTGTGCCGGTGGATGTGCAACGTGCCGCCGGTCTTGATTGGCCACGCCGCCCAAGGTCAAACGATGTGGGGCTCGGGTGTTGAACAGCTGTTGATGGGCTGGAAAGTCACGGGGCTTAACCCGCTGATTATCAAAATTGAACAGGCGCTCAACGGCCTCTTTCCTGCCAACGAGCGGGAACGGTATTACGTCAAGTTCAGTTTGCAAGCGTTGCTTCGCGCGGATGCGAAGGGCCGGGCGGCGCTGTATGCGTCCGGCCTACAAAACGCCTATCTCAGTCCGAACGAGATCATTGAGCTGGAGGACGGAGAGCCGTACGAAGGGGGTGATCGACATTTCGTGCAGGCGAACTTGGTGCCGGTCGATCAGATCGGGAAGGAGGACGCGACGCAGGGAAAAGCGCGCGAGGCGCTGCTTGATTGGCTGGGGAGACCCAAACAGGAAACTCACGATGAAACGTAAAAACGCGTCCTTGAAGATCAGGGACTTCAATCTCGAAATCAAGGCCGTCAGTGATGACGGCCTTTTTTCTGGCTACGGCAGCGTATTCGATGTGGTCGACACCTATGGCGAGGTGGTCGAGCGCGGCGCGTTCACGGAGACGCTCGCCACGATCGCCGCCAAAGGTCGCGCCGTGCCCGTGCTGTGGCAGCACCGTAGCGGCCAGCCGATCGGTGTTTACACGGACATGAAGGAAGACAGCCACGGCCTCTGGGTCGAGGGCCGTCTGCTCAAGGACGAAGTCCAGCAGGCCAAGGAAGCGTACGCGCTCCTGCGGGCCGGCGCCGTATCGGGGCTCTCCATCGGCTACTACGTGCGCGACGACTCGTTTGACCAGAAGGCGGGCGTCCGCCGGCTTAAGCAGCTCGAGCTGGTCGAGGTCAGCCTCGTCACGTTTCCGGCGAACGAAGAGTCGCGCGTTGACGCGGTCAAGTTCGCACTCAGTCAGGGCACCTTGCCCGATCTTCCGGGATTTGAGCGACTCCTGCGCGAGGCAGGGTTCTCCAAGTCCCAGGCCGTGGCCATCGCGAGCCACGGATTCAAGCATCTGCTCCGGAGCGAGTCCGAGGGCGGGCTTGTGACGGACCTGCAGCCGCTCGCCGAGCAGCTGCGCAACTTCACTCTCCCCCAACTTTGAAGGGAAAACTATGCAATCCAATCTGTCTGAACAAGGCGCGCTGATGGGCGCGGTGGCCGGCGCGATGGGCGAAATGGCTCGCAAGAGCGGCGGCGCCGGCAATGATCCCGAGCGCCTCGAGATCAAGAGCCTGCTCGAGGACCTGGCCAAGCGCGACGAGACGATCAAGAAGTTCGCTGAAAAGGCCGGCGAAGAGATCAAGACGCTGGGCAAGATCTCGGCCGAGACCAAGAGCGCTCTTGAGAAGTTCGCCAGCGATGGTCTTGAAGTGCAGCAGCGTCTGTTCGATCTGGAACAGAAGATGGCCCGTCGCGGCGCCGCCGAACAGCCCCAAGTCAAGACCTGGGGTGAGGTCGTCGCCGAGTCCGATGGTTACAAGAGCGTCGCCGAAGGGCGCGCAGCTCGGTCCGGCCGGATCGCAGTCAAGGCGGTCACGAGCACCGTGACGTCCGCGGGCGTCATGGTTCCTGCGGACCGGCTGCCGGGCGTGGTTGTGGCTCCGCTGCGTGAGCTGGTAGTCCGCGACCTGCTCCTGCCGGGTCGCACGACCAGCAATTCGGTCGAGTATGTGCGCGAGGACGTGTTTACGAACAACGCCGCAGCGGTGGCCGAGGGTGCGCAGAAGCCTGAAAGCGACATCACGTTCGAACTCGCCAATGCTGGCGTCAAGACGATCGCCCACTGGATCCCGGCCAGCAAGCAGATCCTCGACGACGCGCCGCAACTGCAGTCCTACATCGACATGCGGATGCTGTACGGCCTGCAGCTCAAGGAAGAGCAGCAGATCCTGCTGGGCGATGGTACTGGCGCCAACATGCTGGGCATCATCCCCCAAGCTGCGGCTTACCAGGTGGCGCGCAACAAAGATGGCGACACGATGATCGACGTGGTGCGGCACGCGTTGCTGCAGGTTCGGCTTTCGCTGTATCGGCCCAGCGCCATCATCATGCATCCGGAAGAGTGGGAGGCGATCGAGCTGACCAAGGACAAGAACGGGAACTACATCTGGTCGAATCCGACGCTCTACAACGGCAAGAACCTGTGGGGCTATCCGGTCGTGGAGTCGATGGCGATGGCTCCTGGCGATTTCCTGGTCGGCGCATTCAACGCCGGCGCGCAGCTGTTCGACCGCGAAGATGCGACGGTCGAGATCTCGGCCGAGGACCGCGACAACTTCATCAAGAACATGCTGACGATTCGCGCCGAAGAGCGGGCGGCGTTGGCCGTTTATCGCCCGGCGTCGTTCGTGCATGGCACGTTCCCGTCGACGGCGGTCGCTCCGCCCTCGGGCGAGTAATTGGGAATCAACGCGACAACATGGAGGGCGGCGGCTGAGCCGCCGCAGCAACGATGAAAGCAATCGCACTCAGCACGTTCGAGAACGAAACCGAGGGCCTGGTACGTCGTGGGACGGTCTTGCAGGACCTTGACTCCCGCCGCTTCAAGGCCCTTCAACTTGCCGGCCTGGTTGATGAGGAGGGAGCCGGCCGCAAGAAGCTCGAGGCCGGTCAGGTGCTGCCGAAGCGCGCTCCGGGGCATGCCGACAAGAAGGCGCCGGAGCCGCAGAACAAGGGTCGCGGAGGAGCGCGCAATGGCGGGGGTACCTAACCTCGAGGAAGTGAAAGAACACCTTCGAATCGATGGCACTGAGTTGGATCGCATCCTCGGCCGCCTCTTAGCGGCGGCGATTGGAAGTGTGGCGCAGACGTTGGGGCGGCCGGTGCCGTGGACCGAGCGCAACGATCAGGGAGTTGACGTTCCGACGTGCCCCGACGCGGTCGCTGCTGCGATCCTCCTGCAGGTGGAAGCCCTTTACGGGCCGAAGGGTAGTTCTCCGGATGTGAACAGTCGCGCGGTACTGGCGCTGCTCACGCCTTATCGCATCAATATGGGGGTGTAGATGGACTATCCCGAGGCAGGCGAATTAGACAAGAGGGTGACTTTTCGCCGGCTGCAGCACATGCCCGCTGCGGGCGGTGGGTTGGCGGATGAATTCCCCGCTTCGTTTGATCGCTGGGCGAAGATCACGCCGGTCGGGACGGCAGCCTATCTGGCGGGGATGCAGATCGACGCCAAGGTGACGCATCGGATCGTGGTGCGCTTTCTCGAAGGGGTGGAGCGTGACTTTCAGATCGTGCACAGGAACGTCACCTATCGCGTCGAGCGCAGCGCACCCCTGAAGGGTGGTCGCGACTTTACCGTCTTCGAGGTGGAGATGTTGACCAATGGCTAAGACGTCTGGTGTTCGCGCCGGGTTGCATGTGGACGGTTGGGACAGCTTCAGGCGCCTGGACTTTGATCGCAAGGAGGTGCGCAAAGGATTCAGGCGCGTAGGGCGCCTTGTCCAAATTGCCGCGCGGAAGAGGATCCGGAAAGGTGCGGCTCTCCAAGACTATCCCGCCGGGCGCCGTGGAACGCTCGCGCGCAGCATCACCGTCAAGGTCAGTCGTCCGGGATTTTTTGTGCGCGTGGCACCGTTCAAGACGCCAGCTATGGGTGAGGATTTCTACCCTGCGTATCTCTTCTACGGGGTGACGGGCAAGCCCAGACGCAAGGACCGTCGGTCCCAGGCCAAGGATGGGAAGTGGCGCGTCAAGCCGCGCGGCAACTACATGACAGATGCTCTGGACGAGCAGACCGGCAACATCCGGTCAGTGCTCTCGTCGGCTCTGGCTCAAGCACTCAAGTAGGGGGGCGAAATGCAAATTTCTCCGGTGGTCGAGCACATAAGGAAGTACGTGCCGGCGTTTGAAGGTCGCGTAGCCGGAGGGCTGGACACTGATGTGGTGATGGGTTCGGCTCACATGAAGCCGCCGGCGGCATATGTCATCCAGACCGAGGACGACGCGGGTGATACGCAGTCGCAGACTTCTTATCTACAGGAGGTCCGGGACTCGATTGACGTTGTTGTGGTCCTTGCGTCCCAGGATGAGCAGGGCTTTCGCGACGCCGACCTATTGCACGAGATCCGGCGGCAGCTGCTGGTGGCGCTGGCGGGGTGGGAGCCTGACCCTGTATACGAAGGGCTGATCTACAACGGCGGCGACCTGGTGCGATTGGATCGTGCTCGCTGCGTTTACCGATTCTCCTTCTCTGCCGCCTTCACGCTCGGTCGTGCTGCCTACGACCAAGCGCCAGGTAAGCCGGCGGAAACGTGGGGGGAGTATCAACGAGATCGACTCGAGCCGTTTGCGGGCGTCACATTGCGTCTGGACGCAATTGATCCTATGGCCGATCCGAACCTCAAGAAGCCCGGCCCCGATGGCCGGATTGAACACGAAGCAAGAATGGAGCTGCCTCATGGCGAAACCTGAAATTCACGTGGTGCCCGCGCCGGGCCGGACCGTTCCGGATCCGGCGCGCGGTGATTACCTGCCCGCCGAAGGGCGCAAGGTGATGCGCGATCCGTACTGGATCCGCCGCATCGATGACAAGGATGTGACCGTTACGGAGCAAGGTGCGGTCAAGAAGGCAGGGAGCAGCAACAAATGATTTCCTTCAACTCCATTCCAAACGATCTGCGCGTACCGCTGTTCTATGCGGAGATGGATAACTCCCAGGCCAACAGCGGGACGACGCAGCTGCGGCGTCTCATCATGGCGCCGGTTAACGACAGCTCCACTGCGCCGACCGAGCTCGTCATCGCCAGCCAAGAAAGCGAGGTGCGCGCGTTGGCCGGTCTCGGTTCGCCGCTCGAGCAAGCGCTCGCCGCATGGCGGCGCTGCGATCCGATGGGCGAAGTCTGGATCCTGCCCGTTAAGCTGGAGGAAGGCACTGCCGCCGCCGGCCAGGTCGTCGTGACTGGCACGGCTACGGAATCCGGCGTGCTCAGCTTCTACGTCGGCGATGACCGCGTGCAGATCACGATCGCTAGCGGCATGAATGCTGCTGCGGTCGGTAGCGCGCTTGTTGCGGCGGTGAATGCGCGGGGCCTTAGCGTTCGCGCCACTACTGCTCCCGCAGAAACTGCGACGGTCGCGCTGACCGCCACCTTTAAGGGGCTGCTCGGAAACGACATTCGCCTCGGCATGAACCTTCGGGGCAGTGCTGGCGGCGAGCGAACGCCGGGCGGCCTGACGCTAGCTGTGACCCAGCCCACTGGCGGTGCGGGCGTTCCGGACGTGGAGGAGCTCCTCGCGAAGGTGGGCGATGCCGAGTTTGAGTTCGTGTTCCACACCTTCACGGACAGCGGATCGCTGGACGCGTTCAAGGTCTGGATGGATGACAGCGCCGGCCGTTGGTCGTGGGGGAAGATGCTGTACGGCCACGTCTACACGGCCCGACGCGGTACGGTGGGAGAGATGGTCACGGAGGGCCGCGCGCGAAATGACCAGCATCACACGATTCATGGATTCGAAGTGCAGACGTCTGCACCGGCGTGGAAAGTGGGTGCTGCCTATGCGGCCCGCCAGGCGGTGTTCATCTCCGCTGATCCCGCGCGTCCGACGCAGACCGGCGAGCTGACGGGGATTGCACCTCCCCCCGAGGGAAAGCGGTTCCTGTTGTTCGAGCGGCAGTCGCTGCTGTGGTCCGGGATCGCGACGTCGTACTGCACCGTCGACGGTGTGCGGATCGAGCGGGCGGTGACGACCTACCAGCGTAACGCGTACGGGCAGCCGGATGATTCTTACCTCGACAGCGAGACGATGCACCAGTCGGCGTACATCATCCGCTTCTTGAAGGGGCGCATCACGAGCAAGTATGGCCGTCACAAGCTCGCGAACGACGGTACGCGCTTCGGCGCGGGCCAAGCCATTGTGACGCCCAGCATCATCCGCAACGAGCTGATCGCAGCGTACAGCGCCCTCGAGCGGCAAGGCATCGTGGAGAACATGGAGGCGTTTCAAGAACACCTGATCGTCGAGCGCGATGCGCAGAACCCGAATCGCGTGAACGTCCTGTTCCCGCCGGACTACGTGAACCAGCTGCGCGTCGTGGCGCTGCTCAATCAGTTCCGGCAGCAGTACCCCGACGCCGCGTAAGCGCACACACGTGCAATCCAGGGCCCGCCAAGTGTGGGCCCCTTTTTTTTGGACAAGGAGTTAGTCATGGGCCAGAAGGTAGCCGGCACCGTCTATTTCAAAGTGGACGGCGAGCAGCTTGAAGTTACGGGCGCGGTGGAGGCGCCGACCACAGACAGCACCCGAGAGAGCCTGCGGCCGGGGTTCTTCTCGGAAACCGACCGCGTGCCGTACGTGAAGGTCGACGCATTGTTTACGCCGGGCTTTCCGATGAAGAAGCTGCAAGATGCGACCGATATGACGGTAACCGCCGAATTCAAGAACGGACGCACCTATGTGCTCTCGGAGGCCTACCAAGTCGGAGAGCCGGTAGTGAGCGGTGATGACGGCAAGATTCAACTGCAGTTCGACGGTGTTAAGGGGGTGTGGCAATGAGCGATGAATACGTCCTGGCCAGCCCCATCAAGGCCCACGGGGAGGACTTGAAGGTCCTCACCCTGCGTAGTCTGACGCCGGCGGATGCGCGGGCTGTGAAGGCGCTGCCCTACCACGTGGCGGCGGATGAGTCCGTCCGTATCGACACCGATGCGGCGGCGAAATACATCGTCCGTATGGCCGGAATTCCGCTCGGTTCGGTCGATCAACTCAACTTGGTGGACTTCAACGCGCTGGCCTGGAAGGTGGCCAGTTTTTTCTTGGGATCGGAGTCGCAACCTACGGCGAGCTCCGACGCCTCGTCTACGACGTCGCGTACTTCTGGCGAATAGACCCGGAAGTAACCATGTCGCGCCCGCTCGAGCTGCTGCTCGAGCAGGCGCAGGAGTGCGATCGCATCGCGCAGTCGCGTGATCAGCAGGAGGGGTAGCAAATGGCCGGAGAGAAGTTCCAGCTTAAGGCGTTGATTACGGGTGTTGACAAGCTCTCGCCTACGCTCGCCGGCGCCCGCAAGAACGTGGCCGGGTTTCGCAAGACGCTCGAGTCGAGCAGCCTCTCAAGGGGCTTTAGCTTGGGCGACGTTGTGCGAGGCGGAGCCTTCGCGGCACCATTCATTGCAGGCGCGAAGGCGGCGATCGAATTTGAATCAGCGATGGCCGACGTTCGCAAGGTCGTCGACTTTGACTCGCCGCAACAGTTTAAGGACATGGGGCAGGACGTCATCAAGATGTCCACGCGCCTTCCGATGGCGGCGAAGGACATTGCGGCGATCGTCGCGGCCGGTGGGCAGGCCGGCCTGGCCCGGGGCGAGCTGACGCGATTCGCCGAAGACGCCGTCAAGATGGGCGTTGCGTTCGACAGCACGGCGGAGGAGTCCGGCGACATGATGGCGAAGTGGCGCACGTCATTTCGCATGACGCAGGATGAGGTCGTCGCGCTGGCCGACAAAATCAACTACCTCAGCAACAACGGCCCGGCGTCCGCAAAGCAGATCTCGTCGATCGTCACGCGGATCGGCCCGCTGGGCGAAGTGGCGGGCTTGGCATCCGGTCAGATAGCAGCGATGGGCGCGACGTTGGCCGGTATGGGCGTACAGGAGGAGGTCGCGGCGACCGGCATGAAGAACTTCATGCTGACGCTGACCTCTGGCGCGTCCGCAACAAAGCAGCAGCAGCAGGTCTTCAAGGCACTGCGTATGGACTCCAAGAAGGTCGCGGTCGACATGCAGAAGGACGCGCAGGGAACGATCGTACGAATCCTGACCGCGATCAGCAAGGTCGACAAAACGAAGCAGGCATCTGTGCTGCAGACGCTCTTCGGGCGCGAGTCCATTGGCGCTATCGCGCCGATGCTCAACAACCTTGATCTGCTCAAGCGCAACCTAGCGAACGTCAGTGCCGAGACCGAGTACGCGGGCTCGATGAACAAGGAGTATGAGGCGCGCGCGGCAACGACCGCGAACAACATCCAGCTCCTGCAGAACCGTGCGGTGGCGCTAGGGAACGCAATCGGCTCGACGCTCCTCCCGCCGATTAACGGCTTCATTGGCGCTGCTGGGCCGATGATCGAACGGGTGACTGGCCTGATCCAGTTAAACCCTTGGCTCGTTAAGGGCGTCCTGGGCGCAGCACTTGCGTTCGGTGCGATCCGCGTGGCGATGGTCGGCGCCGCCTTCGCAATGAAGGCGCTCAATGCAGTCGTCTCAATGAGTCCGCTTGGCATGGTCGTCCGCGGAATGGCACTGGCGGCGGGCTTTTTGCTTGCCAACTGGTCAACCGTTGGACCGTGGTTTAGCGATCTGTGGGGGAGCATTGAAAGCTGGGGCAATGCTGCTTGGCAGGGCATTCAGGGCGTGTGGTCCACAGTGACGGGCTTTTTCGACGGGATCTGGACGTCGGTGGTCGCCGGAGCGTCGGTCGCCTGGGAAGGGCTGAAAGGCGCCTTCCTGAATGCGACTCCGCTTGGCCTGGTCATGAAGAACTGGGAGCCGCTCGTCGGTTGGTTCAAGAATCTGTGGGAGCGGGTGAAGACCTACATCGAGCCGATTACCGGGGGGCTCCAGTGGCTGAAAGACAAGGTGGGAGGGATCTTCGGCGGCGGGGATGAGAAGCCAGCCGCCGGCCTTCCCGATGGCGCCGGTGCGGCGGGTTCTGCGGCTGGCGGGCTGGTCGGTCGTGGGGTGGGGGAAAGCATGGCGGCGTATCAGGAGGCACGAGCGAGCGGTGGTGGTGCGGGCTTGGCGGCCTCCGCAAGCGCTCAGCAGCCTACGAAGCTGGACGGAGACTTGCGGATTCGCTTTGACGGCGCTCCGCAGGGTATGCGGGTGGAGAGCGCGAAGACCAATCAGTCGGGCCTGAGCGTCAGTCCATCCGTCGGTTATCGAACGCTTGGCGGGGTGGGTTGATATGGGCTGGAAAGAAGAAAAGCAGAAAGCGTCGTTCCGTGGTGTGCCGTTTCTTGTCGATGCGGATAGCGGCCGGCGCGGTCGTCGTACTGTGCTGCACGAGTATCCGAAGCGCGACGAGCCGATGGTCGAAGACATGGGGCTCGCGACTCGCAACCACAAAATGGCTGCATGGGTTGCGGGTCCTGACTGCTTTGCCCAGCGCGACGCATTGCTCAAGGTGCTCGAGGAGCCAGGTGCCGGCGAGCTAGTGCACCCGTGGTACGGGCGCGTGGTGGTGGTCTGCACGAGCGTTGACGTTTCTCACTCTGAGAGCGAGGGCGGCGTCGTGCGATTTGATCTGGAGTTCGTCAAGGGCGCCTCTTCTGCCTTTCCGGTTGGTACCGCGAACACGGCTGTGCGGACTGATCTTGCGGCTTCGAACGTGCAGACGTCTGCAATGTCTCGATTCGCAAACGCGACGCGGGCGCTGGACATGGCCAAGGCGCAGAGCAAGGCGGTACTTGGGGCTCTGTCAGAGGTGCGCGGGTTTATCGACCAAACCACTTCGCCGCTGCGGGCCGCGTTTCAATCTGTTCAACAGGTCTATACGGATATCGTCACCGCGCCGGACAAATTTGCTGCGATGCTCTTTTCGATAGTGACTGATGCGCAGCGGGAGTTTGGAGGCTTTGGCAACTTCGCCAAGGGGAGCGGGTTGATCTCGTTGGCGGGAATCTTTGGCAAGAGCAGCGCGGCTCGCAGTCTGGGCAGTGTCAATCGCTCCAATGAGCCGGTGACAGCGGCGCTGATCGGCGGGATTGTCGACCTTACTCGGGATGCCCTGATCGTGGATGCGGTCCGCGATGTGTCCGTCCTGCCTAGCGGCAGTCCGCCTCGACGCCCGTCCGCGATGGTTGCTGTCGGGTCGGCGAAGCAGGATCCCGTCCAGGCCGACGCGGGTAACGGTGGCGAGCTCGCAGAGGTCCTGCTCGGGGATCAGGTGCGCGATCTCCCGGTGGCCGATGACGTGCGCATCGTGCGGGACGAGTTGAAAGAGGCGATCTGGGACGTCGCACTTAACGCGCCGCCTGCGCATTACGAAGCGCTCGCCGGGGCAAGACAGGCTGCGAGCCGACATTTGGACGTTGTGGGTTTGAGGGGGCATCGGCTGACGAGCTACGCGCCGGCCGCTGTCATGCCGGGCCTTGTCCTCGCGTATCGCGAGTACGCGGACGCAACACGCGCGGGCGAGATCGTGACTCGCAACCGAGTACAGCATCCGGGCTTCTTGCCCGCGCGTGAGCTCAAGCTAATTGGAGGAAGCCGTGGGGGCACAGGTTGATCTAGAGAACGTGGTAACGCTCACGGTAGATGGTCAGGATTACCGAGGCTGGAAAGAGATTCAGATCGGCGCCGGCATTGAGCGCCTGGCGCGGGATTTCTCCCTGTCCATTACCTGGCGTTGGCCGGGAAGTACTGAGCGGCCGACCAGGATTCGGCAAGGCGCTCGGTGCGAAGTCCGGATTGGGCGCGATCTGGTTTTGACTGGCTATGTCTTTGCCACGCCGATTCGGTACTCCGCCACGGAGGTAACCGTGTCGGTGACAGGGCGGTCCCTCACGGCGGACCTGATTGACTGCACGGTTGACGAGAAGCCTGGTCAATGGCGGGGGCAATCCGTTGCAGAAGTTGTGCGGGCTTTGGCTGGTTCCTACGGTGTTGCCGTCGTCGATGAGATTGGTGACGGCGCGGTGGTCGCCGATCACAGTGTGGAGCCGACCGAGACTGTGTTCGAGTCGATCGACCGGCTGCTCAGTCTGTCGGAGCTCTTTGCGACCGACGACGGGCGCGGTCGCTTGGTCATGGCACGGCCAGGCAGCGAGGGACGAGCGACCGACGCCCTCGTCCTGGGAGAGAACATTAAGGAGGGGGACGCAGGGCTGGATTTTGCGAGCTTGTACTCCGAGTACCGGTGCGTGGGGCAGCGGTCGGGCTCCGATGAGGAGTTTGCGGAAGCTGCCTCTGAAGTCTCTGCGCGCGTGACCGACGGGCGTGTCCAGCGTCGTCGCACGCTCAAGGTCAATCCAAGCGGGCAGCTTACGCCGGCGTTGGCGCAGCGCCGCGTTGAATGGGAGCGGGACTACCGGCTCAGCCGCGCGCTCAAGGTCTCGTACGTGGTCCAGGGGTGGCGGCAGCGCGACGGGTCGCTGTGGCGACCAAACCTCATCGCGAGAGTGCGGGACGATCTGATTGGGTTTGACCGCGACATGCTGATTTCCGAGGTGTCTTACGTCCTCGGGGATGGCGGCATGGTGAGCCGGATGACGTTGGCGCCGCCCGAAGGGTTCATCCCGGAGCCCTCGCACAAGAAGGGAAGGAAACGCAAGAAGGGGAAGGGCGGTGACGCCTTTGAGTACTTATTGGCTGAAGATTGGGAGGATGGACCATGAGCGGTTTGGGCGGCGCGCTGCGCAATGTTGTTGTCCGTGGTGTGGTTGCCGTGGTGGAGGCCGGGCGAAAGCTGCAGGCGATTCAAGTGCGGCTCACTGCGGGAGAGGTGAAGGGCAATGTCGAGCACTTTGAGCCGTACGGCTGGTCGTCGCACCCGCATCCTGGCGCCGAAGCGGTGATCGCCTTTATCGGCGGCGACCGATCCCACGGCGTGGCCCTCTGCATTGCGGATCGCAGATACAGACTCGTTGGGCTTGAGGCTGGCGAGGTGGCCATCTATTCGGATGAAGGCGATTCAGTGGTACTCAAGCGCGGGCGCGTCGTGGAGGTCACTACCGAGACGTTCCGCCTGAACGCCCAGCGCTGTGAGCTGAACGCTGCCGAAGGCATTTTTCTGAACTCGGACCTTGTTTCAGCAAGCAAAGATATCAGGGCGGAGGGGGACGTTGTTGCAGGCGGGACGAGCGTGCGCGGCCACCGGCACAAAGAGGTGCAGCCAGGCTCAGGTACCAGCGGAGGGCCGGTGTGATGGACCTTCGATACGTATCAGGAGTGAGCACGCCGCTCGGTCGGGCGGTAGTTATCAGCCTTTTCACCTGGCGGCGCGCACTGGATAGCGACCCGGTCGACGACTCGGATCTGCAGGGGTGGTGGGGTGATTCGTTTCCGACGACAACTGACGACCGCATCGGATCGCGTCTGTGGCTGCTTCGGCGCCGCACTTTGACCGAGCAGACGCGGCTCGACGCGATCGCGTACGCGCGCGAGTCGCTGCAGTGGATGATTGATGACGCAATCTTGATTGGTGTCGATATCGAGGCCGAGAGGCAGGGGCGAGAGCGCCTGGCGATGCGCGTCGTCGGCTTGCACGCGGACGGCTCAACCGAGCTGCTCGCTGACTTCAACGATATATGGCAGGTGATAACAAATGCCTTTTGATATTCCATCGTTACCCGTGTTGGTGACGCGTGCCGAAAGCGATCTGACTGCCCTGGCCGATTCGGCATTGCGCCGGTCGGATCAGCAAGTCCTGTCGCGCTGCCACGCTGGGGCAACGTACGGTCTTTACGGATTTCTCGGTTGGCTGTCTCGCCAGATCCTACCGGACACTTGCGAGGAGGACGTCCTCGCGAGATGGGCTGCGATGAAAGCCGTGCCCAGAACTCCCGCAACGAGTGCATCCGGCGGCGTAATGATGCGGGGCGCGGTCAGTTCGATTCTTGATGCCGGCGCCTTACTCCAGTCACAGGACGGCCGGCAGTACGTCACGACTCAAACGGTCATCTTCGCGTCCGACCGTGAGACGGTGCCCGTTCGCGCGGCGGTACCCGGCACCGCAGGTAATGCGCCTGCCGGGACCGCTCTTTCCTTGGTGTCTCCGAATGTCGGCGTACAAGACCAAGGGGAGGTGGCGGCCGGAGGGCTGGCGGCCGGGACCGACGAGGAGCGGCTCGAAGCATGGCGCGCTCGAGTGATCGCGGACTTTAGGCGCGTACCGCATGGCGGGGACGAGGAGGACTACGAGAATTGGGCGATGGAGGTACCCGGTGTGACGCGCGCGTGGGCGCGTGGAAACTACCTTGGGTTGGGCACCGTCGCGGTGTTCTTCGTTCGGGACAATGATCTCAATCCCATACCGGGCGCGGAGGCAATCGCCGCCGTCCTGGCACATCTTGAATCGAAGCGGCCTGTCACGGCAGAGGCTTATGTGCTCGCTCCGAAGCCGCTGCCGGTCGAGTACCGGATCGCGCTGACGCCCGACAGTTCGACGCTTCGCGCAAGGGTTGAGGCATCGCTTCGCGACTTGCATCTGAGGGAGGGGGACCTTGGGCAACGGCTCCTCTGGACTCACATCGGTGAGGCGATCAGCGGGACGCCCGGCGAGGAGGACCATCGCCTGGTGGCGCCATTGGCCGACGTGGTGCCGGGCGCAGACCAATTGCCGACGTTTGGGGGTGTGGAATGGCTTTGAGGTCTGGGCAGGATTATCTCGCGCAGCTCTTGGCACTCCTTCCGCCTGGCCCTGCTTGGGACGTCGAGGCAGTACCGGAGCTGGCCAAGGTGCTAGAAGCGCTCGCCCAGGAGTTCGCCCGCGTGGACGCGCGCGCCGACAGTCTGCTCGGCGAGATGGTGCCTTCTGGGGTGCGCGAATTGTTGCTGGACTGGGAGCGAGTGCTCGGTTTGCCTGATCCTTGCCTCGGAGCTGACGGTGGATTCGCCGAGCGCAGGGTGGAGGTCGTGAGGCGCTTTGGGGAGGTTGGCCGGCAGGATTCGCTTTACTTCGTGGAGATCGCACGCAAGCTCGGCTACCCCGACGCCCGGGTCGAGGAATACAGGGCGCCGCGCTTCGGACGGTCGATATTCGGCCAGGCCCGGTTCGGCACCCGTCGGCAGCAGTTTCTGTGGACGTTTCACCTAGGTGCTCGTCGAGCTGGTGGGGCTCGGTTTGGCGTTACGCAGTGGGGCGAGCGCTTCGGGGCGAACCCGAACAACATCGTTGAGTGCATTGTGCGGCGCTACCGGCCCGCGCACACGCATGTCATTTTTGAATACCAGTGAGGTAACAGATGGACTATCCGAAGAGTGTCCCTGGGGTGGGATTGGTTGCGGGTCGGTTTGTGAACGAGGATCCGATCGCCGGCCGCGCTGGATCGTTGATTCCCGCTGAGTGGGGTTGCGCCGTGACGGACGAACTATTAGCGGTCATCCGGGCGGCTGAGCTCGAGGAGAGTGAGGCGGACAACGCCCAGTTGATACAGGCGATCAACATCCTGATCGAGCGTGCCGTTACCGTGCCCGGGCGTCTCCTCCGTACGTCGGTGTACCGAATCCTCTCCGGCACGCAGCAGGTCAGCGTTGACGGCGGCGCGTTCAGCGCCGCAGGCGCGACGACGTTTTCGTCGTTACCCGGCGCCACGAAAGTTCGAGTGCAAGTTGTTAGCGGTGGCGGAGGTGGCGGCGGGACGGAAGGAAACGGAGCTGGTGCGCGCAGTACCGGCGGTGGCGGTGGTGGCGGTGGTCATGCTGCTTCGCTGTTGGCCGCGCCGCTGTCTTCCATTCCTGTGACAGTGGGTGCTGGCGGCGCTGGCGGTTCGGCAACGGGCGTCGGCGTCGGCGGGACTGGGGGCACAAGTTCGTTCGGCGGGTTGTTGTCCGCGACCGGAGGCGCGGGCGGGGCAAAGGGTCTAACCAGCACCGGGTTCCCGTTGTTGATCTTTGGCGGAACCGGTGGATTCGGGTCGCTTGGAAACCTTATGACTGGCCGGGGCGGGAACGGCGGCGATGGCTACACCCTTTCGGCCTCGGTTGGGGTCAGCGGCGAGGGAGGGTTCTCGCTTTTCGGCCAAGGTGGCGGGAAAACCGGGATCACGAACGGCGACCCGGCGTCCACTGTGGGCGGAGGAGGTGGAGGCGCAGCGGCGGCACCTAGCACGGGTGGGTTTAACGGAGGTGCTGGTGCTGGTGGGGTGATTGTTGTCGAGGAGTACACATGATGCGATCTTTTGCACGTATTGAGAATGGCGCGGTGGTGGAGGTTATCAACCCGCTTCTGTATGACGATGGAAGCGAGATTCCTATCGAGCTGCGGTTCCCATCGCATGTCTTAGAGGCGCTCGTTGATATCACGGAGAAAAGTCCTATGCCGGCAGAGTTCTGGACGTACGATGGAGTGGACTTTTCACCTCCTAGACCTTGAGTGCCAAATCCACAGCCCGCGAAAGCGGGCTTTTTTTATCGTCTAGGGGATGCGATTGAATATCCAAGACTTCGACGCCTTTGCGGCAAAATTCGCCGGCTTGCTCGGCGCCGCAGTGTCCATGCGGTATCTGCAAGGTTCTTGGCCTGCGCGTCTCAGCATGGCCTTAAGCGGCTCGGCCGTGGCGTACTACTCCGCGCCGTATCTTTCGTTGATGCTGGGAATTCCGGAGGGCCTAGCTGGCTTTCTGACTGGAATGTTCGGCATGGCCATCGTGTCGCGTGCCTGGGAGGCCGTCCAGGCGGCGCCTGTCGGCGCCTTGTGGCAGGCCGTGATCGACCGCGTACGCGGTAAAGGGGCGTGACATGGACAGCACCATATACCTCACCTTGTGGGCCGTCCTGGCCTTTGTCTGCTGGCTGTTCGTGGCCGGCGGCGCGGCGCTGGCCGTGTTCGCCCGAGCGATCAAGGACACGACGCTGGAGCGGATCGGCCTGTCGGCGGTCTGCCTGACGGCGACCGGCGCGGCGTGCCGCATCTTCGTGGCGGGCTGGGCCAGCGCGGGAGACGCGGCGCTCGCGGCCTCTGCCGCCTTCTACGTGGCCGCCGTGACGGCCAAGCACATCAGGAGCCCGAAGCAATGACGTTATCCGAAATCATCGCCGCCGGCATCAACCCCGCGCTGGCGCTGCTGCCCGCCAGCATGGACACGCCCGAAGCGCGCATCATGCTGCTGGCGATCGGGCTGCAAGAATCCCGCTTCGAGAATCGGCGACAGCTCGTGGGCAAGCCGCCCCGCCCGATCGGACCCGCGAAGAGCTTCTGGCAAGCGGAGCAGGGCGGCGGCATGGTGCATGGAGTCCGCCTGCACGCCGAAACCCGCGCCGCTGCCGCGCACCTGTACCAGGCCCGTGGCGTGCCAGCGCGCGATGCCGCAATCTGGGATGCCATCGAGAACGACGACGTGCTTGCTGCGGCGTTGGCTCGTTTGCTGCTCTGGACGGATCCGCAGCCCTTACCGAAGGTCGGGGCCGAGGAGGATGCTTGGGCTCTGTACGTGCGTACCTGGCGGCCGGGTGCTTACGCGCGAGGGACGCCGGCACAGCGAGCGGATCTCCGGGCCAAGTGGGGCCGGAACTATGCCTTGGCCGTGGGCGAGGTGGTCGGATGAGCCTAAGCCGAAAGATCCTGGCCAGTCTTGGCGGCTGGAAGGGCTACGCGGTCGTCGCTGGCGCGGCACTTGTAATGGGCACAGGCGCTGCGTGGGTGGCGCAAGGGTGGCGCTATGGCGCTCAGATTGCCGCCATCGAGCGGGACCATGCAAATGAAAAGTCTGACCAGGCCCGAGCTACCGTCGATGCAATCGAAGCCGCGAGGACTGAAGAAAGGCGGCGTACTGCTGCCGTGGAGAAAGTTCGTGAGACTGCAACGAAACAAACCTCTATCGCAGTGGCTGATGCTATTCGCGCTCGTGACGAGCGCGACCGGCTGCTCGTCCGCGCCGACACGCTGGCTCGCGCCGCAGCCGATCGAGATCCCGCCGCTGCCGTCGGAAGCACGGCAGGATCTGACGCCGTCGATCTGCTCGCCCACATGCTCCGACGGGTTAGCCTCCGAGCTGAAGAACTTGCAAGAATTGCAGACCGTGCGCGCATCGCAGGACTGACCTGCGAGCGAGCGTACGACAGTCTCAGGTAGCAGTGGGAGCACATGACATTCGCTCGACTGGTAAATCCAGTAAATTATCGAGCGTTTTTGTTATCATCCAGGCCAATTCTATTGGCGGGAGGGCCAAGGCATGGGCTGGTTGGATTATTTCACCAAGGCGCAGGATTACGTGGGTTTTGACCAGGCGCTGGAAGATGTGGCGGTCGCTACGAAGGACGGAAATATTCCTGAAAACTGGCGCGACGTCACCAAGCATAAAGCTTGGTTCGATCGCCCAGATGCGCTCGCTCATGTTGAAACAATGCGCGCGCAGATGAACCTCTCCGACGAGCAGTCAACACTGTTGCGTCATTGGGTAACTGACGGGTATGTCGTGCTGGAAAAGGCGATTCCTGAAGCCGACATTGATGGCACGGTGGACTTTATTGAGAACCTTTTTACGACCGATATTCCGAACCCGAATATTTCCCTTCTCGGCTACACCCTGGACCCGAGGGGGAAGCCTGGCGCCGTTCCTCATTCTGAGGTGGTGAAGCTGACGCCGGCAGAGCGTCAAGCTAACGCGCGTATCAGCCCTTGGAGGATTCACGAGCTGTGGACCCAATGCGACGCCGCGAAACGGATATATCAAAACCAGGCGCTTACGGACCTCTGTTCACTGATTTTTGACCGCCCGGCATATCCGCGCTCAACGATCAATTTTTACTTGGGCAGCCAGCAAGAGCTGCACCAAGACATGACCGTCTTCCATGTCTTTCCCGGGAATTACTTGATTGGGGCTTGGGTAGCATTGGAAGATATCTCCGCTGATAGTGGCCCTCTACGCTTCGCGCCGAAAACCCATTTGGCGCCACCCTACAAGAAGTTCAAACACCACCCCCAAACCACGCTAAGAACCAACCCGCTCTCCGATTACGCCGGCTATTACAGGTATACCAACCGGCTTGCAAAGAAGCAGGGCGGCGCGAAACCCTTTTTGGCCAAAAAGGGAGATGTATTCCTGTGGCACGGAATGCTGGTTCATGGCGGTAGCCCGGTGAACAATCCGGCATTTACCCGCAAAAGCATGGTGATCCATTACTTAACGGAAGGGGTCGACCAGACAGCCAAGATCACCGGCCCCTTTAATTGGGAGTGACTTCGTTCGGCGCCTCTAGCGGGGCGCCATTCCCTTGCGCAGCTTGGCCGGCGTTTCCATGAGGGCATCCACAATGTCGTCGCGCTCCCGGACGCAGGGCTCCGCAGCCAGCCGAGCCAGGAGCTCGTCGTAGATGTCGCCAATCAGGCCTGTGGGGCGCTTCAGATCGTTGGATACCTGGTGCCAGCGCAATAGCTCGGAGCGCATGCGCTTGACTTCCCATAGCAGGGTGATCACATCGGAATTCCAGGGCTGGCGCTCGCGGATGGTCTGGAGTTCGGAGTGGGTGAGGGGGGGGTTGAAAGTCATGGCGGAAAACACTGGTTGAATAAACAGCATATTCCGCCTTTATAGGGGTCACACCATCGGCGTGGCGACAAGCCGATCATGTGGGTAGGGCACCAGAAAATCCCGGCTTTGCTCGGCGGCGGCCGTCAGCCAATCGCCGTAGGCACCCTCCGGCAGAATCACGAGCATCCGCTTTTCCTTGCCGGTCTGGTGGTAGTCGCGGAACAGTGGGTCTTGATCGGCGTTGATGGTGAGCATGGTGTAGCTCTCCAGCCATGCGCCCGTCGCGTCGCGGTAGCGGTCCCACAAGCCGGCGATGCCCAGAGGCGCGCCGTCGGCCCGGGTGAAGCGGGTGGCTACGGCCTTTCCAGAGCGCCAGTCAGGCTCGAAGATGGCGTCGGCGGGGATGATGCAGTGCTGCGCCCGGCGCCAAGCGTTGCGGAAGGTGAAGGCGTTGGCGACGCGATCGTCGCGTGCGTTGAACGTGGACAGCTTCTCAGCGCCCACCAGGCTGTCAGGCGTGGTTGAGGACGAGATGAGGCCCCAGCGTCCTAGAACCGATTCACGGTCCGCCACGGCTTCGTCGCCTGCGTCATGCTCGGGTGGCCGGCGCACAAACGCGCCCTGGTAGCGCGGCCACATGTCGTACTTGCCAAGCACGCCCGGCCTGGTTACGCCGAACTTCTTGAGCAGTAGCTCAGCGTCCTTCAAGGTCTGATAGTGGCTGCACATGAGATCCTCCGTTGTAGCCTCGGAGTATAGGACCGGCGCATATCGCTGCAGCATCCCGGGCAGACGCATGCGCGCTCTGTTCGGGTCTCAATAGAGGCCTCGCCAAAGCGGTACGCGCAGGCCCCATAACGGCCCCAAGACTATCGCTAACCCGCATGGATGCTCGCGGTACGTTTCCCGCCGTCGGCCTCTATGTGGTGGATCTGGCGATGTCTCGTCAATCTTTTCGATACCGCATCGCCGGCTGCAGCAACTCGAAGATCCGGCTTTTTCGCAGTGCGCGGGCTGTGTACATCATTCCCTGATAGCTGTATATTTATACAGTATTGAGGGCGAACTAATGTACTCGGTTGACCTGTGTTCAGATATTTCATACCGTTCCTGTATGTTTTTTGGAGGAGGGGATATGAAAGCGAAAGAACGGTGGGTTAAGTACTTTGATTGCGTGGTGCGGGCAAGCGTTCGTTCCACCGTTGGGAGGTCTCCCACAATGTCGCGAGTGCGGCCGACGTCCCTCCGTGTGATTCTGGCCGAACTGCAGGCGCTGATTGCGAACGGTCATGTGGTTGAAATCGGTGGTGCCGGCGACAAGCCTTACCTGTGGCTGACCCGCGTGCATCTTCCGCCTCAAGGTGATAAAGCCCTGATCCTGCTGACGCGGTCTGACAGATCTGCCGCTGATTTGGCCATCCATGATTCAGCCACTGGCGAAATCACCATCGCGGCGAAGACAGCAACGCAGGGCAACGCTTACTCCGCTCATATTGGGATCAGTCTGAGTTCACTCGCGGGCGACAGGTATCTCATGGTCGTGGAGGATGCCATTGGGATCGGCGGGGCTGCAATTTCGCGATTGCTCAGCAAGGGAATTCGTGAGGCAACAAAGTTGGGATCGACAGCGTTCCTCTATCCTCACCCCGACAACACCCTCAATCGCGATGGAAGTCCTAAAACTCTGAAAGGCAGCTACAAAATTGAGGTGATGGGTCATCCCTCATTGGACTTCGAATACGAGCTCAACAACGGAGAACTCAAAGATATTGAAGTTGTGGACGCTACGGTCACGGCTCAAAATTATGACGGCTATAACGCCACTAGCTTTCGATCCAAAACGATCCGGTTGAAGCCTCTCAACACACTGAATGTTAAGGCTCATGATGTGGTAAGGGGCGTGTGCAAGCGCGCGGTCCAGCAGAAGATGGATCAAGTGCGGATCAAGTTCGCAGACACGGAAGGAGTAGACCATACGGTCGTCTTGGATCCTCGGAGCGCGGGGATGTTGAATGAAGATAGGTTCATCAAACGCGAACTCATTGACGGCTTCGTGAATCGACTGAGCACGGCGACTGCGGAAATCAACGTAGAAATTCGAGACAGAATTCTTGCCAAACTTTAGCGAGATCAAATGTTCTATCAGCTACTACGTCCATTCTCTTACTTGACCATCAACCACCCTGCAAAGAAAGTGGTTGATTGGCGCGTTCCTGGACTGCTGACGCTTGTTGCGATGTGCGTGCTGGTCGTCGGTCGAGGGGCAATCAATGTGTGGGGAGCCGATGGACTCGTCAGCATCCTTCAGGGCCTGGTGCAGGGGCTCCCTGGCTTTTACATCGCGGCTTTGGCTGCGGTTGCCACCTTCGGTAGGCAAACCACGCTTGACTCATTGATTCCCGAGCCCACTCCAACGATAGAGACGTGGTACGGCGAGGGCAAGATCGAAATTGGACTAACGCGTCGAAGGTTCTTGTGTCTGCTTTTTGCGCATCTCACCGCAGTGAGCGTGTGCATCAGTGTGTTTGCTTCATTTGGGAGGGCTGTTGCCGGCCCGGTTCAGCGAAGTGTGGGATCGTATGCGCTCGACGTGGCCTTCTATGTCGGCTCAACGGTGTACGTTTTTTTCGTTTTTCAAATGATCGTCGTCACGCTTTGGGGGCTCTACTACTTGAGCGACAAGATGCATCAGCCTGATGCGGACCCTCTGGAATTGGTCGTCGACGAGGAGCAGCGCTGA